TGTAAATGCAACTCATTGGAAGATCACAGGCCGAAATCATTCGTGTTTTCCCAATCTCAACCTTTTCCAAAGCAAGGCATTCGTCTTTAAGAATGTCCATGTATACTCGCTCTTCAGGCACAACTCCATTACGAAGCTTTGTGTCAAGTGAATTGAACTTCTCACGCAAATCTCTCGCAAGTTCAGTGTCAAGTTCATAATCAGAACCATATCCAAAGAAATCTTTCTTCCCTTCACGAACCCTCTTGTCAGCATTGTAGCTGTATCCAGCAGATGTCTGCCGAGGAATCTTACCAAGGAACTTCAAATCTTCAGAACCAATGATGGTCTCTTCGAATGTGAGCTTGGTGTTCTTATGCTTGATGAAAGGCTCCAACGTAGCCACAACATCAGCAACAACCAAAGACAAATCTTTGTTGTCAATTGTCACGTTTGTACCAATTTGCTTTTTGTGCGCGTTGTTGAGAGGACTGATTTTCTCTCCAGCATCGTTGAAGAAAATTTCCAATTTAGCTGGCGCTTTTGTGACTGGTCCAACCTCACCATACAACTTTGACTTGCATATGTTTGTTGTAGATGGTGTGAAAATAGGAGTGTCACTCCGTTTGACCATTTCATGGCACGTCACACACCCAAGAAGGTTGCCCTCTGGCACTGGCTCAAAGTTACGAACTGGTTCCTTCTTGAGCGAATCAAGAAGTGTCCGCATGACTTTCTGATTGACGATATTTGAATAACCAAACTTCTTGCCGCCAATTGAATGCCCAGCCATATGGAAACCAATAATCCTGTTTGTGGGGTTCTTGTAGTCACCAGTATAGAAGAGCATTGAACCGCAGTCACCTGCGGTTGTGTCTGCTTCATAGCAAACAATGTTTCTGTGAACATTTCCACCAATAAGCACTGGTTTCTCGACAAGCCTATGTTTTGTGTCAAAGGCATGAATGTATCCAGGGGACTTCATTGCGATGAGAACGCTGTTAAAATCAACGTTATCAACGTGAGTTTCATCAGTTGCGAAGAATTCAACAATTGATCGACACACAGGAATATTCTTGTCAAATTGAATGATAGCAATATCACGATCATGATCAATGCTCAAATTTTCGCGATTGACAAACCATGTCAAAGGAACTTCGTATGACAATTCTGTGTTGGCATGTTTAAC